GTAATACATTAACCAAGGCTACATTAACTGAAGGTACAGGAATTACTATTACTAACGGAACGGGAACTATTACAATTGCTGCATCAGGCGGTTCTGAAGCACAAGGTGGTCGTGGTCAAGTCTTTACTTCATCAGGCACATTTACCCTTCCTACAGGTGTTACGGCAATTAAAGCAACTGTTGTGGCTGGCGGTGGCGGTGGCGGTGCAACAAGTTTTAGTGGTGGTGGTGGCGGCGGTGGTGGTGGAGGTGGATATGCTATTCAATTTTTTACTGGTTTAACCCCAAGCAATACTCTAACTGTTACTGTTGGTGGAGGTGGACCGGGTAACGCAGGAGGTAATGGCACTACAGGCGGTACATCATCCGTAGCATCAGGAACGCAATCTATTATTACTGTTAGCGCAACAGGTGGTAGTGGTGGCACTGCTGCAACAGGACCGGGTGGCGGTGGTGGCGGTGGTGGTGGAACATCAGGCGGGGCATGGGCTTTAAGCGGTGGAAGTGGGGCTACAGGTGGTACTTTTGGGACCGATAGCTTTAGTGGAGCGGGTGGAGCCGCAGGTGCGTCTAATGCTTTTAGACCAGCCTTAGTAGACGGTACTGTTCCCGGATCAGGACCTTTTGGTGGTGGCGGTGGTAGTGCAGTTGCAAACCAAGGTGGGCAGGGTGGAGCTGGATACGGAGCCGGCGGTGGCGGTGCTTACTTTAATTCGGGAATTGGAAACGCCGCAGGTGGCGGTGGTTCAGCAGGTTTTATTTGGATTGAATTTTAAGGATAAAAAATGACTACTCAAAATTATTTAATAATTGAATCTAATGTAGTAACAAATAATGTTGTTTGGGATGGAAATCCTAATACATGGCAACCACCTGCTGGTTCTGTCCAAGTAGTTGATGCAACTACTCCTGCTATGATTTGGCAACCGGTATATGAAACAGACCCAACAACTCAAAAAATAATTGTTGTTAATTGGGTTTTAGAAGAAGTATTGGGTGCAGGTGATATTGGTTTTACTTGGAATGGTAGCGTTTTAACTACTAATCAACCTAAACCGCCAGTACCTACACAATCATGAAACAGACCATTCCCGCCCGAACACTAGAAGGTGGACTGATTGAGCCGCACCACGAAATAGAAGTGGTGTGTTCGGCGTGTGGTTACGACTTAGATGAAGTCGAATTGCAAGCCGATGTCTGCTCAGACTGTAATGCGCCATTGAACCTTAAACAGCATATCTCGATTCACGCAACTTCTGTCCCTGCCGCTGGCGGAAAGGTATTTTAAATTGAATCATGACAGACGAACTGGGGTTATCAGCAGGTGCTAAGGGCATCAGTGAAGGGATAAAGACTGGTCGAGAAGCTGGTAGGGAGATTGGCAAGAACATCGAGGATGTTCAGAAGGAAGCAGTAGATGTAGCGAAAGAACGGGCAAACGCCAAGATTCGTGAGCGCAGGGAAGCAGAGTTTAAGAAGGAACGGGCAATATTTAAAGCCCTTGAGGAGTACAAACACCGTAAAAAGATTTCAGAAGAAGAGTACCAATTACGGATTGATTTTATTAAGAAGTACGGTACTAAAGAGTGGCAGAAGCTAATAGACATCAAGACCGAGATTGAGCGGCTTGAGAAGGAAGATAAGAAGTACTTTGATGCCGAGTTATCAAAGGTTAGATGGGTGCAGTTCTGGTGCTTTTTGGCTGCAGGCTGGATTGCTTATTACATAGTATGGGGAGTTAAAAAATAATGGCGTTTTCATGTTGGCAATTTTGTCCCGACAAAACAGAAAATTATGTTTACCTAGATAATTTATTTACGCCTGAAGAGTGCGCTCAAATCATTGATATTGGCAATGCAAAGTTAGAAAAAGCAACAATTTTTGGTGGTAAAGACAAAAAAGATATTCGTGAAAGCCAAATTGCTTGGCTTTATGGCCCTGACCTTGAGTTTGCTTTTCGTCGTGTGACTGATGCAGTCATCCACATCAACAATCAATTTTTCAACTTTGATTTGTTTGGCATGGCTGAAGGTTTTCAATTTACTCGTTACGATGCCCCAACTGGTCATTATGAAATGCACATCGACAAGACTATTAACGGCGCAGTTCGCAAGTTGTCACTAACAATTCAGTTATCTTCTCCTGACGATTACGAAGGTGGTGAGTTGGCTCTTCAATTTAAAAAAGACGCTGAAATAATGCCAAAAGAATTGGGCAAGATGGTGATCTTTCCAAGTTATATATTGCATGAAGTGCGCCCTGTAACTAAAGGAACTCGGTACAGTCTTGTTGCTTGGATTACTGGCAAACCGTTTAAATAAAAGAAAGGGCTAAAAAATGAATATGCAAGACATTATGAAGGCGGTAATACCAATCTTGGTAGCCTGTATAGCTTGGCTACTCGGTCAAGTATCTTCATTTCAGACCCGTTTGACCCAGATTGAAGGCAAGATGCCAGCCCTAATTACTAATGAAGGTGTCCCAACGGACAGCCCTATCTCAGCCGAACGCAGAGCAAAACAGCGTGAAGAAATTTACAAAGATATTCATGACCTCCATGTGCGGGTCAAACTCTTAGAAGAAAGAGGAAAGAAATGATTACCTTATTTACTACCCTTATATCATTCCTGTCTGGCGGACTACCTAGCCTACTAGGGTTTTTCCAAGATAAATCCGACAAGAAGCATGAGATGGATATGGCTCGTTTGCAGACTGAACGAGAACTCCAGATGATGGAGAGAGGCTTTCAAGCCCAAGCCCATGTAGAAGAGATTAAGACCCAGCAGATAGAGATGCAGACTCAAGTGCAGGAAAGACAGTCCTTATATGCTCATGACATTGAGATTAGCAAAGGTGCTTCCCAGTGGGTTACAAATTCACGGGCAATGGTTAGACCAGCCATTACCTACGGTATGTTCATTATGTTTATGTTCGTAGAACTGTTTGGGTTCTGGTTTGCGTTCCATCGGGAAGTGCCATTTGACGTAGCATTAAACCTCTTATGGGATGATGAGACTCAGATTATTTGGGCATCAATTGTTTCCTTCTGGTTTGGAACACAGGCATTTAAGAAGTGAAAGTAAGCGATAAAGCAATCAAAATGATTAAGCACCATGAGGGTGTCCGTCAGCGTCCATATCGCTGTCCCGCAAAATTGTGGACGATTGGTGTTGGTCATGTACTCTACCCACGGCAAGGTGCTTTAAAGATAGACGAGCGGGATGCCTACCCACTGGAATATAAAGATGACCGTACCTTTTCGATGGAGGAAGTAGATGGAATTCTTAGAGACGATCTTAATCGCTTTGAGCGAGGTGTTGAACGCTACTGTCCCGTTAAGCTCACTCAAGGTCAGTTCGATGCTCTTGTTAGCTTTAGCTTCAATATTGGTCTGGGAGCATTACAGCGCAGCACCCTCCGTCAAAAAGTTCTTCGGGGCGAAATGGAAGGGGCGGCAGAAGAGTTCTTGAAATATACGCTGGCTGGGGGTAAAGTACTGAAAGGCTTAGTTACTCGTAGAAACGACGAACGAGCATTGTTCTTATCCTAGGGTAAACCCGTATGCCATTACAAAAACTACAATTTAAGCCAGGACTAAACCGAGATCAGACTAACTATACCAATGAAGGTGGTTGGAATGAGTGTGACAAGATTCGCTTCCGCTCAGGCTATCCTCAAAAAATAGGTGGTTGGCTACGCTATGGGTTATTTACTGTGGCGGGCGTTTGTCGTCAAGTTTTTAATTGGATTACAACTTCTTCTGATAATTACCTAGCATTAGGTACTAGTAAAAAACTTTATCTAGAGTCAGGAGAAAATTTATACGACATTACCCCAATAAGACAGACTTTTATTACTCCAGCAACTAATAATTGTTTTACGACGGTCAGTGGTTCTAAAACGGTTACGGTAGCTATTTCGTCCCACGGAGCGGCAGACGGGGCTTTTGTTACTTTTTCTGGAGTAGCTGGACCCATTGGAGGTATCCCGCAAGCTGAGTTTAATGCTGAGTTTATTATTACTTTTGTTAATGGAAACTCTTTTACAATCACTACTACAACTGCTGCTTCGGCTTCGACCTCTGGCGGTGGTTCTGCCATTACCGCAGAGTTTCAAATTAATCCAGGAAACGATGGTGGTGTTCTAGGGTACGGCTGGAGCGCAGGCACTTGGGGTACGGTTGCTTTTGGTGCAGGTGCAGCAACTCCTGTTGTTGGTGGGCAACGTGATT